TGTGAACACCGCAAACGCCTCCGCCACCGCAACCGCCCCCGCCACAGCAACTGCAACCCATTGGGACGACGGTAATCAACCATGTCCCACCCTCGGCGGGCCACGAGAGGCGTCCACTTCCGCCAACAACCGCGGAAGCAGTTCGGTCTGAACGTAAAGACCGCACTTCAAGATGGGCACCGACTCGATGGTGCCGAGAGGGTAGGGAACCCAATGCAGGGTTACCTAGGACCTGTCATACAGGACAAGGTCCCTTACATCACCACCACGAGCAGGGCTGATTTCCTATCAGCATTCAACAAACGCGCTAACTACCATGATGCTGGTAGGATTGATCGCCGCGTTCGTGGTATTTGTACTCGTATGATCCGCAAACTTGTTCCCACGCCGATGGCCCCTATCACGTGGGATACGGATCTATACGAACGGTGGGCCATGCTTTTCGACTCGGAAAAACGCAACAGGATGCGCAAGGCTTACGACTCCGCTGGACTAGAAAGCCTGTCCGACTACTCCAACAAACAGATCTTTACCAAGATCGAAGCGTTGGTCAAACCTTTTGATGAGGTCGCACCAAGGATCATCTTCAAAGGCACTGATTATTACAACATGATCAGTGGACCAATCATGAAGGAGTTGATGGACAGGTTTGTGTCTCTTGAGAACACCCTTCCTGACCTTAAGTTTAGGGTGAGTTATCGCCAACATACCCCAGAAATCGTTGAATTTTTGGAGACTCGCCCGCACTCGTCTTGGATTGAGGCTGATTTTTCGGCCAATGACAAGACACAGGTCAAGGATGTGGTTGAACTCGAGATCATGTTCATGCGGAGACTCGGAGCTCCGAAGTGGTTCCTGGACGTCCATCGCGCAGCAAACCGGTTTTCAATACACAACACGAAGTACGGCCTGTCGGCCGTTGTTGAAAACCAATTGCCCAGCGGTTCAACCGATGGTACGTTCCGGAACACTTTTTGGAATTTGTGTATCCTCAACGCCTGGATGGTGTTGCATCGAGTCGATTCTGCCGACGCTGTGCTCCTCGGAGATGACATGTTGGCTGGTTTGACCAAACGGAAGAGACGAGCTGCTCGCACCTATCGTGGGGTGGCTCGGGCGTGCCGCATGGAGGCCAAGGTTACAACGCATCCATGTTTGCACAACGCGCATTTCTTGTCCAAGCACTTTGTACCAGTTATGCGTGGTTCTCAAGCCCACGTCATGCTTCCGTACATCGGTAAGGTTTTGGCGAAGTTTAACACTCGCCCGAACGCAAACCAGTCAGTCAACGATGATGAGTACATGGCCGGCAAAGCACTTTCCCACTGTTACGAATTTCGGTTTTGCCATGTCCTACGCGACAAGTTCAAGGACAGAGCCAATTATCACCTGAAGCGCACAGGTGGCAAGTTTTCCGTCGAAGGAGTCACTTGGCACGTTCGCGTGCACAGTGCCTACAGAGACGAAATTGTCCAAATGTTGGGCGGCTCCATGGAGTGGCCCGACTTGGTCAGTGTCGATGACTTGTCCCTGTTTTGGCTCGGCTTGGCCGATATGACGTACGGTGACGTAGAGGACACTATTGACAGAATCATCCTAACCACGGAGTACGACGTCGTCGACTCCACTGCCGCAAAGTCACTGGTTGATTACTGAAACCCACCCACCACCGTGCGGGTGGACGCCAGTGCGAACCCGCGACAGATCAGGTTTACCGGTTCCTGTCA